GGGCTAACGATTGTAGCCTGTCTAATCGTAGGGTTATAGTCATAACCAAACTGCACTGAGAGCTTGTAAGGAGTAATATAGGTGCCTAGGAGCAGCATCTCATAGAATCTCTCGTATCCTTGCAATCCTGCGAAGTTGATCCAACCGGTTGTGAAGCTCATAAGGACCGGCGAACTGTTATCCAGGTATAAGCCAGGAGTTTCTTGGAACACTCGACCGTATTTATCAAGATAGGTGTGTAGACTCTGGTACACAACACTAGAAATAGAAGGAATGTTATTAAACGTGCCCCACTGCCCATAGAAGTAATCATACATCAGGGTTATACCGCTGTCGAGGGTAAATCTAACCTGTGTCGTAGATGGCACATTGACTGCGCTCTGAATCACAGCTCCCTGTGTCAAAGACTCCACAGGAGCACCGATGTACTGTGTAGAAAGATCTCGGCCTAAGAGCCAAATACCTTTACCAGTAGATTGGAACATAAGCCCAGCAGGGGTAAACACGATGCTTTGCTGATTTTCACATCCAACTACTGAATTAATAAGGATAAAGTTCGAATACTGGTTGTTAGCCCCAGTGTTATCTGGTCCTTGACCACTGATATACCCAAGTGCATTGGCCTTGTAGATGATGAGCTTATCGTCCATAGGAGCAATAGCTGTAATAGGACCCGTGCTGCCTTGGGAAGCGGTCGTAGGAGCAATGTATTCGGATAGGTAGTCTGACATCTCAACAGGTACGCTCTCAATTACTTGCTTTGAGAATCGTAATAGGTTGCGGTCCTCTGCATCCACACCAAAAATGCGGTTATCAAACAAACAAACATTAGAATACGCATGTGCACCTAGGTTAGGTAGTACCCCACCGGTTGTATAGATGATGTTGTTACCGATAATAGCAGAGTCTGCCAAAGTATCCGTAATAGATACGTAGTCAATAGCAGGATTGTTGAGCAATGGGGTAGTTATAGATGTAAATTGATAATATGTCTGTTGTGCCGCCGACCACCGGTAACCCACAATCCTAACGGGAGAGCTAAGTTTGTAAGTCAGCCTAAGTGTAGGAACGTATAAAATTACCGATCCTGAACCACTGCCAGTTACATTCGCACCTACAGCTATTGAGTCTGCACTTCTAAACAAGTTTCCTTGATTGTCAGTCCATTCGTAACAGAACTTGTAGAAGTAGATCTGGGCAGCCATAGAGCCGCCAGTCGTTAAAGGCGCAGCTTCTACATAGTCAGGATATAGGTAGAACCCTTGCTCAGTGACCTGTGTCCCGTCGTACGCAGTAAGATATCCACCAGATAAGTTTAAGTTCTCGCCGATCTCGCTGTTTGTAATTTTACTTACACCGAGGTCAAAGGAAGCGAGCTCTATCCCTAATTGGGAGTAGACCGGGGGCAACGAAGCCCCTTGCGTGGTGTTGGCAGCCTGGATCTGGTCTTTACGCAGGAAAGCCGCTTGAAGTACGCTTCCAGTTACATTTAGTAAAGGAAGACCGGTGATTAGGTATCCGCCACCGTTAGAATAGGATATAATCGATGCCGTCACGTTTAAAGAGGCTGTAATCGATGTCCTCATCAGGAAATATGTAGGCTGATAGTTGGAGGTATAGATAGCGAGGAAATAGGCATCATTACCTACTAGTACAGCTTTGGAGGCTAACCCAATCGATCTAAACACTACTTGAGGAGCGCTGTACACAGACCCATTCTGAAAAAGTGAATAACTTTCTATGTAATCTGTGCGTATCCCTGCATCATACCCGTAATCATTAGTGACCTGTAAGTATACGAATACTTTACCGTTATTGGCGACAGAGGTAATATTGGTGTGCGCAGGTACGGTTGTAGCCGTAATACCTAGTATTACGTTTAGATTGTTATCTACTGCGGCTACATATGAGGTAGACCCAGCACTACTGAAAGCTATATATACTATGGGCTGGGAAGGGTTAAGTGTGTCTGCTGTGACAGACATCAATGTAGCAAGCCCCCCCACAAGTGTCGCTGGAGACACAGGAGAAGTGGAACTTGGTATTATGTAAGTAACCTTTACAGAAGCTCCACCAGAAGTCGTTGGATAGGCGATAAATAGCCTCTCACCAACAACGCAGCCGTCGAAAGCCATAGTAGTAGACGGAGTGTAACTGCTAGCGATATCGAATGGCGCCTGTACGAGGGTAGGGTTGCTAGTGCTGATCTTTAAACATCGAAGATGATAGGAAGCAGGATGAGAAGTATATAGAATAACAAAGAACCCACCAAGAACGAAAACCCTAGGTGTGCCATAAGTTTGATCTGCCTCCGCTATAGTAGTCGGTACGACCACGTTCTGAGATGTTACCGTATCATAGATGGCGTAGCGGTACAACTTATTAGATAAGTTAGTTGGATCCTGGTCTGTATAGACAGAACAGACTAACCCATTAGGGGCCACAGCGGCATCACATTGGCTCTGGGAGGTGTTATTCCTTAGCAATGGGGTTCGAGTCACGTCTATAGGCAATAGGGAGCCCTTAGAGCTCCATTGTTGAGTAGATGAGGAGTAGGCCTCAAGAGTGGTACCGATGGCCGTTAAGCCCCCTTTAAACGTCGTTAAAACGGTACTAGAGGCGTCAGGAAGGGCGGTTAAGGCTCCATATCCATTCCGCTTAGCCAATAACCCAGCTTTGGTGAATATGGAGTTCTCCAGAGACGTAAACTTACCGATAGGTACTTGATTTGGATCAGATTTAAGGTCTAAGCCACTACTAAAATTTATATTGAGAGGTTGTTTGATCAGAGGCATTACAACACCGAATCTCTTTCACATATGTATTTAGAGCATTGCTTTATTAATGCCATCTGTGGTATCCTCTATCTATATGAAACAGTATCTCTTGATTATGACAGTAATGCTCGTAGGATGTGGACAGGCTCCGACTCAGACCAGTACTGTTGTTGTCTCTGCCCCAATCGCTCCACCGGTGAAAATACAACACGTTACTGCCGCTGATCTTCCTGATTCTGCTTGTCTCGTTAGGGATATGTGCACCAACGCTGACGTTACCGGGTACAAATGCCAAACCACGAAGTATGTCCCAGGAGACACGGGCGTATCGGATGCCTTTTTTGATGGCGCTCCGTGCGTAATCACCAAGCAAGACTACCAGACGGACCCCAATTGCGATCCTACCAGCCCCAATGGACAGTGCGCGATACAGTTGGGATGGAATCAACCCCCCCAACTTTTTCCTTGCTGTCACAGTGTGCAGGGGCCTGGTTTGGCCGTTCCCCTTGATTAACATTTATAGCTCGTACGCTACCAATACACAGTTAATTACGCTAACTGCACCACCGCCAAATGGCGAAGCTGCTTGAATCTGGTAGTTCTGAACTCCTGATATTCCAGAAACAGAAGTGTCTACCCCTGATAGCGATCCAGGAAAATTCTGGGCACCGTAAGGTATGGTAAAAACTATTTTATGCCCAGTGGTGTTATTTACAAGAGCTACAACTCCGGACCCTGAAGGAGGAGCACCGATGTAACCGCCATTTAATGTGCCATTAGCGTCTGGTTGTAGCATTACTTGTACAGGTCTGCCCGTTGTTCCCAATGATACCGATTGATTAGTGACTAACACCAGTGAAGCGGAGGATGTCGAAAATGACCCACTGCTGCTACTAATTGCGACCCCACCGGCTGCAACTGACGCGCCAACTGTCCTAGTCCTAACGTCGGATATAGCATTAGAGCCCACAGAAGTCATTCCTTGACCGACGGCGTCGTAGGTAATGCTACCCATGTTGCCCGCCGTATCTAACGTCATTACGTTAGTCTGGGAGGGGATAGAAGGTAAAGTAAGCGCGTAATTTCCGCCTAAAGCATTTGGCGGCTGTAAAGTAACACCAAAGGAGCTAGGGGTTAGATTCCTGAAGATATAGCTTCCAGCGTCGATAGTAGCGGCAGTTGAGGTGGCGGATTGAAAGGTAAAGGTTCCACCGGTATATGAAGCTGAAGCCGTACCAGATGGCAATCCAGTGATAGTTCCTGCTGCCCCTGCAACGCTGCCACTCTGAGTGATTCTGATTACATTACCACTACCGTCATTGTAATAAAGATCTACACCGATTGAGTAGAGAGAGGAGAGGGCGGCACTAGACACCAGGGCTTGGAACTCTAAATTACCAATTAAGGTAAGGTTATTACCTTGTATTGAGAGAGCAGAGTTTATATTCAACCCAGATGGTGTAATTTGTACCCCATTACCGAGTGAATGGTCGTGCTGATCGATGGTTAGCATCGAGGCGTCAATGTTGCTTGCGTACTGAGGACCAGGAGTTGTACCGACTGGTGGGATGTTTAGTCCCATGTTTGGTGATAATGGCATATTAGAATATAAGCAGACTTACGACTGCCCCCCCTGAACTCGTGAGAGTTAGCGTTAAATCATTGAAAGGCTGACTTCTATAGACTGTTACAGCTGCGTTTGAATCTGATACTACCCAACCAATCGGCGTTCTACCCAGTCTGTGGTTAATTACATTTACACCGGCTGACAGCTTAATATCCTTAAGGAACGACGGTGAAGACGTAGGAAGAGCGAGCAACGGATTCAGTTGACTTGCCCATCTTGTCTGTTGCATAGTCAATTCGGGTAATGCTGATTGGAAAATGGGTAATGCCATCTCTTACCATCCACCCGTTGGCGAGTTGAACCCAGATCCACTGCCGTAATCACCAAAGGAGCCATTCCTACGCATATTGGAGATGCGGTCAGGTTGACCCATGTCTCTATTGACAGCGGTGCTTTGGATTCTATCGGTTATAAACAACAATTCTTGACTTAATCCTGTAGAATCAAGTTGTTGCTTATCCATAGCGTACTTAGCAGCTCGGCAGATAATGTATTCATTCCACCCAGAGATACCGATTGAGGTGATGTCTGTATCAGCAAGCAGGGCTGGAAGCCTTGGAATGTACCAAAGGCGAATCTTCTGGCCTGCGCTAGGGGTTGGGATGAACTCGATACTATTACCCAATAAACGGTACTGAAGATTGAATACACCGTAGATGGAGGAGGCAGTATTAGGGTACACAAAGGTGTTTCTATCGATAAAGTTGAACTTATTGATAGTTACCCATGCATTGGCTGACGTATTCAAAGCCAAGTCTACGCCCTTTAGCTTATAGAACTGAGGGGCAATGTAGGTAGAAGTCCCATTAATCCCGTTTGTAAAGGCTGTTACACCATCAGGGAGGGGGTATAGATAGGTTTGGCTACCGTTAGCTTGGGAGGAAAACTGAGCCGGTGTAGCCACGTAGTATTCTTCGTCTGCAGTGACTAAAAGATCGTATAACTCATACATAGCCAGATTGATAAAGTTATTCCACTCTGGCATGCTAATGAAATTGCTAGTAACCATGTCAGCTTTTTGCTGACTCAATTG